GCTGGTGCTGTGAGTGAAAGATCTGATTCTCTAATTTCTACTCCAGGAGAGTTTATCGTACGCTGTGCCATAAAATTATTTATCCTTTTTCAGTCAAATAATTCTAAAAATTCATTACTTCTGTATGTAATTGTGAGTAAACAAATGTAAACCCGGATATTATTTCATCTGGATTTTGATAGCTGTACTCTATTCCATTTACTGTAGTAGGAAAAGCTTTAGTATAAGTGAATTTTATCTTATTATTATTAAATTCATCTTTTCCAAAAATAGTAAGATCAGTTTGATAATCTTTAAAATTTGGGTCAGATGACTCTAAAAGCTCTCTTTCATTATACCTACCTTCATATTGACTATGAAGTAAATTTAGCCATTGATATAACACCCAGTAGTTTTTATACTCATTATCTACATTAAAACTAACAGAAACTGGCGGATACGGATTTTTACTATGAGATGAAACGTATAATGTGCTTCCAGCATATCTATTTTCTACTGCTGGTACTGTGATTTCTGGTACAGCAGTACCAAATATTGAATATTGCACTGAATCAGGTATAATAACCTCGTTAGTTTGATCAAATTTTTTACTTATCTCTCTTAAAATAGGAGGCACATCGAAGACAAGTAAGAACTTATCTGCTCTTGATTTGTTAAGCACCGCTTGTCTCATTGAATTAGAAGCCATATAATATATTTATTTAAATTATACTGGACGCCACGTCTGTCCTGTCCAATCTTCTGGTGGTTCTTCTCCCATAAGCTGATAACCAAATGTTTCTAATTCTTCCATATCTGCATTCTGTTCATCACCCATGCCCCAAACTAAAGCATTCATAGAATGGTTGTTACTACCAACTACCTCTTCATCAAGATAAATTGATGTTGGATCTTCAAAGTATTGAATACCAAAGTCCATAGGTTCAATAACTGAAGGCTTACCCATATCATCTACTTCAACTATTTCAAAAAATCTCTCTGTTATTTCTTTCTCTAATATAAACAACCCATAAAGCATAGCCATTACTCTATCATCATGAAAACCTCCTCTAGCTTTCCATGTACCGTTTGGATATCTAACAAAGTTTCTTAACTCAGCAACTGTTTCTTCTTCATTAATATGAACGACTCTAACTTCATTCATAAAGTATCTCATATTAAGTACACCTTTATACTTTGTATTAGTGTGAGCTATCATACCTCTCATTACATTTCTACGATGTGCGTTTTTATTACCATATGAGACTACCTTTTCGTATCCTAAATCTTCTGATAACCTATCCACTACCTGTGCGCCACAATTGTTTCTCTCTATGAGAGCTAACGGAGACCCCCAGTTACGTAAAATTTTGTATAATCTATTAGTAAACTCTAAAGGCGGGATCTTATTGTTTCTATATACAGCTA